CGTGTTAAAACGGAAATACACCAAAGACGAATCCCATCCAAGACAGGTGGTGGTACAAATGTCATAGACAGTTCATATAATCCACTGTCAATCAACGAAGATTACTTCTTCCCACAAACAGCAGAAGGCCGCGGTTCAAAAGTTGAAACACTACCAGGTGGTACAAACTTAGGAGAGATTGATGACCTTAGGTATTTTACTAACAAGTTGGTGCGTGGTTTACGCATACCTTCTAGTTATCTACCCACAGGCGCTGATGATGGCGCATCGCAGTATAATGATGGACGAGTAGGCACAGCATACATTCAAGAACTTAGGTTCAACAACTATTGCCAACGTTTGCAATCCATGGTTGAAGAAGTCTTCAACAGAGAGTTTAAGTTATATCTAAACAGCAAAGGTGCAAACATTGACTTTGCAATGTTTGATCTAAAACTTACACCGCCACAAAACTTTGCAGCATATAGACAAGCCGAACTTGATAATAACAGAGTTGGTACGTATAACCAGATGGCTGCACTGCCTTACATTTCAAATCGTTTTGCAATGAAACGTTTCTTAGGACTCAGTGAAGAGGAGATTGCAGAAAACGAAAGATTGTGGAGAGAAGAAAACGACGAAAACCTAACTGATTTAGTTACTGATGATATGGCAGGCGAAATGCGTATGGCTGGCATCGGCGGTGCAGACTTGGCAGGTGATCTCGGAGGACTTGAAACTGACTTAGGCGGAGATATAGGCGGGATAGACGGTGGTGAAGGCGTACCACCTGAAACAAACACTGGCGACGATTTAGGTGGTACGCCAGCACCAGATACAGCGCAAACGATATAAATACTACTATGATACTAAGAGAACTTTATTACTTCGATACAGAAACAATGGAACCGATTGAGGATCATACATATGATTCTGAAAATGATACATCTGTGATTAAAGTCGATGACAGTAGAAAAAGTAGGTTAACATTAAAAGATATTAACCGTGCTCGCAAAGCCAGTGATAGTCATAAAGAAGAAGCAGCAAAAGATTTGCATTTTGTTAGACAGATGTATGGATTAGCAGCACAAGCAGCTCTTGGTGGATAATGCAAACAAAGATAGCTTTTGTACTTGGCAACGGTATTAGTCGTAAGTTTATTGATCCTAACTTGTTAAAAAAATACGGATCTGTATATGGATGCAATGCACTATACAGAGAGTTTGCACCTGATCATTTAGTAGCAGTAGACACAAAAATGATAATGGAAATCAGTGATACAAAGTATAACGAAACTCATAGTGTATGGAGTAACGAAAATAAACTTACTAGAAAAACTCCAAATATAAACATTATGAAACCAAATAAAGGATGGAGTAGCGGCCCGACTGCTTTATTGTTAGCAAGCCAACACCAAAATGATTTAATATATATTTTAGGATTTGATTACGTAGGTTTAGGCGATAAACAAGAACGTGTAAACAATATCTATGCTGGCACAAAAAACTATAAAAATGATTATGATAGAGCAACATATTATGGTAACTGGACTAGACAGACTATGATGTGCGCAAACCAGCATCCTAGAACTAAATACATCAGAGTAATAGGAAGACAAGATAGTTTTATACCAGATCATTTAAAAGATTTACAAAACTTTTCACACATTACACTTGAAGATTTTAGAAAAAACTTCAAGATTAAACCCATCAAATCATAAAATAGTCTGTTTTGACCCCATTTTACACGTATATTTTCTAAAAAGTGTAAATATAATAGACAGCCTTGTAAAGATATATAAAGGAGATTAACAATGACTGATCGCAACAAGTTTGAAGAAATGCTTGAGCGCCTAGTAAACGAAGACCGTGCAGGTGCGGAAGAGCTTTTCCACGAAATCGTGGTAGAAAGATCACGTGAGATTTATGAAAACCTATTAGCAGAAGAAGCTGATGAGGAAGTAGATGAAGCTACTGATGAAGAAGTAGATGAATCAGAAGAAGACGAACTAGATGAATCAGAAGATGACGATCTAGAAGAATCGGACGACGAAGACCTAGATGAGTCAGACGACGAAGAAATCGATGAAAACGAGTTTCTAGAAGCAGATCCAGAAGATGATATGACAATGGATATTGAAATGCCAGGCGACGAAGAAGGCGACATGGGCATGGATATGGACATGGACATGGAAGGTGGCGACGAAGAGCCAGCAACACAAGGTGATATCAAAGACCTAGAAGCAGAACTAGAAGCACTACGTGCAGAGTTTGATGAACTAGTAGCAGGCGAAATGGACGAGCCAGAGCATGACGACATGGACATGGATATGCCAATGGACATGGATTCAGAAGAAGGCGACGACGAAGATGAAGACGAAGATGAAGATGACGAAGAAGAAAACGAAAATCCTTTTGAATCAAAGCAGTCATTGTCACAAACTGAGCAAATGCGTGAGTATGTTGAAAAAGTAAGTCCAAAAATGGGCGACAACGGCGCAAACACAAAATCATCAGTTGCAAAACCAAACAACATGGGTGGAACAAGTGCTAACATCGCTAAAGGCGGCGACGGCGGTACAGGTGGTACACAAGGTGGACTAGCTAACCCAGCAACTAAAGAAGATAACGCTGGTAACGTTAACGTTCCTGGCGCTAAAGGTGCTACTAAAATGGCATCGCAAGCCGGCCATGGTGCCGAGAAGAAAGGTAAACCAGAAGCAGCAGACAAGGGCGCTGGCTCACCTTTAAATGGCGCTCCAAAAAGAGCGAAGTAAGGACTGATTGATGAAGACACTTAACGAACACTTGAGTTTCGACCAGGCTAAGATGGTTGTTGAGTCTGCTAATGAAGGCAAAGATCTTTTTATGAAAGGTATTTGCATTCAAGGCGGAGTACGCAACGCAAATCAGCGTGTTTATCCCGTAAATGAGATTAGCAGGGCTGTCACCACTCTCAACGAGCAGATTCAAGGTGGCTACTCAGTGTTAGGTGAAGTAGATCATCCTGAAGGACTTAATATTAACCTGGATCGTGTATGTCACATGGTAGAAAGCATGTGGATGGACGGACCTAACGGTTACGGAAAACTAAAAATCTTACCAACGCCGATGGGACAACTAGTTAAAACAATGCTAGAAAGCGGAGTTAAACTAGGAGTTTCATCGCGTGGTAGTGGTAATGTAAGAGAAGATGGATCCGGCGAAGTAAGCGATTTTGAGATTGTTACAGTTGATGTAGTTGCTCAACCGAGTGCGCCGGGGGCATACCCAACACCTATTTACGAACACCTTATGAACAGCCGTGGAGGCTATAGGGCGTTCCAGACAGCAAGGGAAGTTCAAGGCGACAAACAGGCACAGAAATACTTAAAAGAGAGCTTATTAGATATAATAAGCAGACTCCGCTAACGAGGAGAGGATATAAAATGTTAGATGCACTAAAATCACTCTTCGAAAACTCAGCACTATCGGAAGAAGTGCGTTCAGAACTAGAAGAGGCATGGAACGCAAAGGTGAAAGAAAATCGCCTGCAAGTCACATCTGAACTACGTGAAGAATTTGCTAAAAAGTACGAGCATGACAAAGAAACAATGGTAGAAGCTATTGATTCAATGATCAGTGAAAAACTAAGTGAAGAAATCGCAGAGTTTCAGGAAGACCGCAAACAACTAGCAGAAGCAAAAGCTAAGTTTGCAGTTGCACAGCGTCAAAATGCAACACTTCTAAAAACATTTGTTGGCGAACAGCTAGCAAAAGAAATCAAAGAACTACACCAGGATCAAAAAGCAATGGCTGATAAGTTTGTTGCTCTTGAAGATTTTGTTGTTGAATCACTTGCAAAAGAACTTGCAGAGTTTTACGAAGACAAAAAAGATCTTGCCGAAACAAAAGTACGTCTTGTACGTGAAGGCAAAGCTCATGTTAATAAAGTTAAATCAGACTTTATTAAGAAAAGTGCCACATTGGTATCAGAAACAGTGTCAAAAGGTCTTAAAAAAGAGATCACTGCACTTAAAGAAGATATTGATGCAGCACGTCAAAACGATTTTGGCCGCAAATTATTCGAAGCATTTGCTAACGAATACACTCACTCATATCTAAACGAAAAGAGTGAAACTGCTAAACTTCTAAAAGTTGTTGGTGCTAAAGACAAGCAACTAGCAGAAGCAAAGCAAGCAGCGGTTAAAGCTATTAAACTTGCGGAAGCAAAGGCAAACGAGGTCAAAATGATCAACGAGTCAAACAACCGTAAAGAACAAATAAACAAGTTGATCGCACCATTAGGCAAAGATCAGCAAGGTATTATGATGGACTTACTGGAATCAGTTCAGACGACAAAGCTTCAAGCAGCGTTTGACAAATACCTACCGGCAGTTATTGACGGCAAAGGTCCAGCGAAGCAGAAGGCAGTATTATCAGAAGGCAAAGAAGTAACAGGCAACAGAGAAAACAAAAATGACATCAAAGCAGTCGACAGCAATGTATTAGACATTCGTCGTCTAGCTGGATTATAAAGAGGAGAAACCAATGTCAGAACTACTAGAAAGTCGCTGGCAGGACACCAAAACAGCACTTCTTGAAGGCCTACAAGGCACAAAGAAATCAGTCATGGCAACAACACTTGAGAACACTCGCAAGTATTTGTCAGAAACTGCAACTGCAGGTGCTACTTCTGCCGGTAATATCGCAACCCTAAATCGTGTGATCCTTCCAGTGATCAGACGTGTTATGCCAACAGTCATTGCAAATGAACTAGTTGGTGTACAACCAATGACTGGACCAGTTGGTCAGATTCACACACTACGTGTTCGCTACAGCGACACAGCAGGTACAGGTGCAGCAGGTGCTGTAGCTGGTGAAGAAGCACTAAGCCCATTCAAAATTGCTGAAGCATATTCAGGTAATGCAACTACTGCAAAAGCTGATGCAACAGCAGCACTTGAAGGTGCAGCTGGTAACAGACTAAGCATCCAGATCCTAAAGCAAACTGTTGAAGCTAAAACACGTAAGCTATCAGCACGTTGGACTTTTGAATCTGCACAAGATGCTCAAGCACAGCATGGTATCGATGTTGAAGCAGAAATCATGGCTGCTCTAGCACAAGAAATCACTGCAGAAATCGACCAAGAAGTACTAGCGTCACTTGCATCACTAGCAGGTACAGGTACTGATACATTCGACCAAGCAGCAGTTTCAGGTACAGCAACATTTGTTGGTGACGAACACGCAGCTCTTGCAGTTCTAATCAACCGTGCAGCAAACCGCATCGCACAGCGTACACGCCGTGGTGCAGGTAACTGGGCAGTTGTATCACCAGCTATCCTAACAGTACTACAAAGTGCTACAACTTCAGCATTTGCACGTACTACAGAAGGTACATTTGAAGCACCAACTAACACTAAAATGGTTGGTACATTGAACAATGCAATGAAAGTATATGTAAACACATATGCAGCAGACGACGATGTACTAGTTGGTTACAAAGGTACTAGCGAATCAGATGCAGCAGCATTCTACTGCCCATACATTCCACTAATGAGCAGTGGTGTTGTTCTAGATCCATCAACATTCGAACCAACAGTTTCGTTCATGACTCGTTATGGTTATGTTGAGCTATCAAACACAGCATCGTCGCTAGGTAATGCAGCTGACTACCTAGAAAAGGTAGAAGTTACAACAAACAACCTAAGCTTCAGCTAAGTTTTTTGAAACTAAGAAAAAAGGCCCTACGGGGCCTTTTTTTATGAGTAAATACTACAAGGAGTGCTCAAATGGAAACAGGAACTATACTAAAGTACAACAAAAATAGAAAATACAGTGTTATTTTACCAGATCAATGGAAAACAAACAGAATGGATGTTTTGTTTGAATCTAACAGTATTGAATGCAAACTAGGAGACAAAGTTACATATGAATGGACTGAAAGCAATGGTCGACGCTATGCAAAAAACATTCAAAAACTTGCAACATAATAACCCATTTTTACGAAAATGATAAATACATATGTCGAAGAGAGAACCTCTAGATGAGGACTTATGCGGACCCACCGCGTAGACCTAGAACGTCAACATAAGGAGAAAACAATGGGACGTCCACTAAAAAAAGATGTTAACGGAGTTAACGTTATCGGTGAAGCAACAAGTAACACTGGTGTAAGAATAGAGTTTTATGATGCGTCATTAAGAACAGATGGC